CCCGTATGAACTACCAGCAAACCCATCAGGGTTCCATTTATATTTAATTTCAGCTGGGTTTTCAGGATTTGATCCTTCAATTCTTTCAATATGATAAGCTGTGTAAGGTATTACATTGTAAACACCAAATTTTTCAGCTATATCTAATTTTAAGAAGAAATCCCCATACTTACACATTTGTCTAACTCACATCCATAGGTTAAATTCTACGTTTAATACATCATAAAATAAATTATATAATAATTTTTGTATGTCTTCATTTGAGCTTCTAATTTGAAGCACCTCGCCCATATCATTTTTTAATGTACATTCATCAGCTACAATATCTAAGGCAGAAGCAATAATCGCATCTTGATCCATTACATCATATTCTGAGTATAATTGTGTTCTTAAATATTGGTAATTTAAGTTAAATTGAGCCCCATATAAAGAGGTAGGCATAGTAGAGTATACTCTATTAAACCTATCTATTAATGAATTCGTTTCATATTCACCTGTAGACTGAATATGTCCTGAATCTATGGTTTTTATTTGATTACCTCCTACATTTCTGATTACTACATCTGTAGAAAATAATCTCCTTAACCTCGAAAATACGCCTTTATCTGCCATATTAATATATAATTATTGTTATAAATATTACTATAATAACCAACTGATATCTTCTTTTCCATCAGGTGTGTCTATTTGGTAAGGATTTTTTACTTTTCCATATCCTCCGCCATAACTTCCCTGATAAGGAGTTCTGTTGACTGTCATATTATTTAATGATTGTTTTGTTAAATCTATTCCTCTTTGCCTAAATTTTAAAGCTGTGTCTCTAATGTACATAGCAATACTAAAAGCCATAACCAAATCATCATTATAACCTGATTGAGCTTCTGGTCTTCCATTACGCCATATAAATGTTTTCATTTCTTCTACTAATCTTTTAGATTGTATTGTTACTCCTTTATCACTAATGTATTCTTGGAATTTACCTATTACCATAGGTCTTGTTCTTGATGACATAGTAAATCCAGGAACCATTTTTGAATGATCTTGATATTTATCAAAATACGAATTAACATTCGCTTGGTCACTCTTTTGTGAATAGTAAAGATTAGTATATGCTCTATCTATTACTACTTGTATAGTTGCCCAACCAATATTAGCATTTTCTATTACTAACATTGCTTCATTATATTCAGTAGCTAATCCAACTAATAAATGTCCATATTCTTTTGTGCCTAATTGGCCTTTATATTCAGCAACTTGCACATTTGTTTCTACATCAATTACATGGCATGCAGAATAATCTTTACTATCACCTCTAGATACGTCAGCTACTACCATATAATTTCTACTATAATCTGGAGATTCCCAGACCCATAAATTTTGGTCTGCTCCTCTTCTTTCCATAGGATCTTTTACATAAGTTTTTTCATAGTAATCTATATATTCAGGATAAAATACTATATCACCAGAGGTACTAAAATCACAATCACATTCTTGTGCTGCCATTCTAGGGTCACCTAATAATTCATCTTGTTTTTTTCTCCAAGCATCATCTCTTTCAGGGTGTACATACCAAGGTAACTTAATAGGTAAAAAATCATTTTCACCCGATTCTGCCCTTGTCCATGTTTGGTGAAACCAATTACCAGTACCATAAGGAGTACTTAATGCTATACAACCACCACCTGTTGCTAATGTTTGTTGAGCTGAAGCCCAAATCTCTCCAATATTATCAATAAAAGCTGCCTCATCAATTAGTAGTAAAGATACTGCTTCTGATCTACCCGCATCACTTGAAGCTGAGGTAGCTTTAATTTGTGATCCATTTTTTAGTCGTAGATTTAATTTATTATTTTCAGCCGCATCTACTTTAAGCCATGAAGGTAAATTTTCATACATAAATTTTACCTTTGTAACCATGTTTTTAGCTGTTTCTTGTTTTGTCGCGATACATAGAATATTTTTATCTTTATGGAATGTCATTAACCATAAAGAATGTGCAGCTGATAAAGTTGATATACCTAATTGTCTTGATTTTAAGATAATCGAATATGGGTTATCTTTCATTAATGTTAATACTTTTTCTTGAAACGGGTAAAGATTAAATTGTATGCGTCCACGTTGTGGATGCTGTATATAACAATATTTACGCATAAAATGCACAGGATCTTTAGCACATTTAAGATATTCTTGACGTATTACTCGTTTTAAATCTGCCATATTTATTTTGCTAGTAATAATATACCCGCAGCAACTAAAATTCCAGCTCCTGTTGTCAGTTTAGTTTTTACTTTTTGTTTTTTTAAATCTAATTGAAGTTTTTCAGATAATTCCTGAGACAAAAGTATTTGGTCAGATTTAGTATTTAGCATATTTTCAAAATTTATAACTCTTTCATTTAATTGGAATATAACACTATCTTTAACAACTATTTTTGTTTCTAATAAACTTAACTTATTAGATAATAATTTAATTTCTTCCTTTGCACCATCACCTGTAATTAAATCTTTAATTACTAGACGAGCTATTGGTTTTTTTAATTGAATCTTCGTAGTGTCTATAACGCTCTGTGAAAAACCTTGTAAGCTCATCATTACTAAAAGAATCAACGGAATTAACTTTTTCATTTACTTTATATTTTAAAGTGACAATTTTTTTATCTTGTTTGTCTATCTCTTTATCTAATTTAACAATTTGTTGATTTAAAGTATCAATTTTATAAACTAATTTGTCATTTATATGATGTAATGAATCAACTTTTGCTTCTAAAGCATTAATTTTTAAATTGTAATCCTCTACATATTGTTCATCATTAATTAATACAAAATAAATTAATGCACTACCTAAAAGTAGAATAATCCCATAACTAACAAATCTTTCTCTAGACAACATCCTTTTCTAATTTATCAACTAAAGACTCTAATTCTTTTTTCTTAGCAGTTTTAGCTTTTAAATCATCTTTAATTTTTTCTTTTTCAACGTCATCTGCAGCTGAGTATTTTCTAGCTAATGATTTCATTTCTGTTTCTAGTGCTTTTTTAGCTTTAATTGCTATATCCAACTTTTTATGTTTTCCTCTAGCTTTGTTAGCTTGTGCTACTGCATCTTTATCGTCTATATCATCATCCTCTTCTAAACTATCTAATTCTTTTTTTAAGTTTTGAACTGCAGCTGTAGTGTCTTCTACTTCTTCTTTAGATGGAAGTTGTTCAGCTATTGCTTCTTCGGCTTTTGCTACTTTTTCTAATTTAGCCTTTGCTATTTTTAAATCTGCTACTTTTGTTATACTTTCATTTTCTTCAGCAGAAATATCATTCCACGCTTTTAGAATAAATTGTGCAAATCCTTTAGCATTAGTTATTTTAGCATTTGCTTTTTGTCTAGCTATAGATGGTATTTCAATGTCCACACCTTCTTCAGATATGGGAGACAAAGCTTCAATAATATTTTCCTTTATAAACTTATTTAAGTCAGATCTTTTCATTATATTGTAGTTTTTATTATAAATATGTTAAAGGCCTGTAATATTCAATATTTGTTGAATTCGTTCCTCTGTAGATCCAGATATTTTTTCTACTATATTACATCTATGTCCATATCTTTTAATTAAAGTTGTAATAGTAAAATCAATTAAATCTCTGTAATGCTCATCTGTTTCACGTACTCCATTATCTTCAATTTCTATCCCATGAGGAGATATATAAAATATATAATCGTATTCTCTAATAAATTCACTAGCATAAGTTTCAAATGCTTCTTTATCTTGATAAGGTATTGATTTAGCATTCATTGTAAACGCCATAACATCAATTATAGTTCTATCTGTAATAATATTATCTTGCATTAATTCACCACAACGCTCAGCTAAAAATACAGTTTGACCTTTTAATGTTGAATCTGTATTTAATGGAATACCTAATGACATTAAATGTTGACTACGTTCAGTTGCAAAATTATAATTTTTAAATTGCTTTGTTTTTTTTAAAGCATTTACTAGTGTAGTTTTTCCCACACTCATTGTACCACATAAACCTATTTTCATATTTTTAATTTCTATGATTTTGTCCTTTAGGTGCTGGTTGTTTATACCATGGCAGCCCTGTTTGATTTCTTATTGCTTCTTTATGATCTTCTTTTGTATAAGGTATACCATAAAGATAATATTCACCTTTTTTCTCATTGCCCTCAGGTATTAATGCTGGCCCTTCCCAGTTGTGTAATTTACCATCCCAAAGATAAGCAATAGTTCCATCAGCTTTTTTTAATCTTTGGCTCTTAGGCCAATCGTTTTCTTTATTTTTCATACCCATAATATACGTAATTTATTTGAATTTTCCTAGTAAGCTTTCAGCAACATAAGTACCTTGTGCACCACTCACCGTTATACCTCTAGCAGAAAG